ACCGTACAACTTAGTATACGACCCATCATGCCCAAGAATGAAATACGTTGGAATCAAATAGTTAGAGTCGAGGATTACTTGAGGAATATACTTAGGATAGATTCCTAACTTAGTTGGGGTGTTAGGAACATATGACCCGTAAGTCTGATTATATTCTCTGATAGTTACTATATCTCCATCTTGCATTGGGATAGTGATAGTAAGTGTAGGTGAATCCGTGCTAACCACATACTCTGTACCAATAAGCAGTTGCTTTTCAACAATGATATTGTCAACCGCACGACTTATGTATACGAGAACACCATTATAGTTTGCAGTCTCAAAGTTGTACACATGACTTAGTGGATATTGTGATCTATCTAAATCGTTGTTGAATATGTAGGAGTTGCTAATGTACGAAGACTTGTTTGGCAACATGTCTGACCAGAAGAACGCATTGATTTCACTCTTCGCCGCAGTGATTTGATCTAATGCTTCATCTAGAATTTCTGCTGGAGTATAACGCTGCTCGTAAGGGGTCTTCTGAACTGTATCTACCAACAGTTGCTTGTACTTGACATATTCACGAGAGTTGAATTGCAACGCATTAAACAGATTGTACTGCGGATTACGTAGGAATGTTCCTGGTAGCACGAGTGATGCACTATTTTGAATGATCTTGGTGCCGTATGGATTTAGGTTACCGCAGTCTCTAAAGTTATTTGAACCAAAGATTGTTCCTGTTGTATTAGGCGCATTGATGAAAATATCTTGATACTGTGTTCTAATGTCACCGGTATTTACAGTAGTTATGTCTGTATTGAGTGGGTTGTTGCTCAAGTTGAGAGGAACTTGATAGTATCCAACCTTGCTGACTTGATCACTTAGCAATAGTACCTGCACTAGTGTGTTTTCATCGATTTGGGTGAACAATTGTATTGTTGTCGTGTTGGTTCCGATCTCTACCGAGTAATCAGAAGGTTCTTGATATACGTTATTGATGTATACCTTAACTCTTGGCCAACCCGTCTCATCTGGTTGAAGTGCCGGCAGTGCTGCGATGTCGCATTTAAAGATATATGCTGGTGCAGTCAGTGAGAAATCAAAATTGAAGATTTGATATTGCTGGCTAGGTGCAATCGCGGTTTCCCAACCTAACAATCTAGTGTATGAAACATCAGACGTTATATTGTAAACATACCCAGTGTTAACTTTTTGATTGAATGGGTTACCGCCATAGACGTACGAGAATGTGTCAGAGTTCAGAGAGACATCAAAACTAACGTCACCTAGGTTAGATACGGAACTGTAACGAATTGGGAAGCCCAACACCGGATCTTTTGCGCCTGACCCTAATGTGTAGTTGAATAATTTACAACCTGTAAAGGTCGTACTTGGGTATACAACAGGATCACTGAAGCTGATACCGTTTCCATCTAAAATGTCGAATTCAGGAGCTTGGTTTAATTGTGTCTTCTGCTGTGACTGCATCCAGTCGATGCCGTCGAACCAATAACTCAGCCCTGCGTTTGCGAAGCCGCGTGTCACTACAGTTTGTGTATCGGGAGCTACTATCCCGTCTTCAGCCACGATAAGAGTTATTACCGGCTGCGTTGACGGTGCGACAACCGAAAAGTTAGAAACATAAATCTTGTTTCTTACATTCACATCATTGTCAGCAGCAAAGATTACACGAGCGCCAGGGAATAAACTATAGTTATTAACAGTAGTATCGCTAGCAACAAGCGTAGTGGTACCGCCCGTAACCGCAATAGCAACTGGCCAAGTTACCACTAATGTGTAGTTTGTTCCATCAGAGGATAAACTATTGATTTGGCTGTTTGTTGGTAGATAATTCTTTTGATCTCCGACAAACATATATTGCGCCAGTGTTCCGGTAATACTACTGACTGGAACAGTAACAGTAGTTGAAACTTGATATGCAGTGCCGGTGCCTGTTCCGGGACTTACACAGAGAACAACATTACCTACTGCATAAGTAACACCGGTAGTTCCGGCAACAGTATTCCAATTGGTAGTACCTAATACTGCAATTTCGTAATATCTTCCGGCTACAAAACTCTCATCGTTGATTGGAGACCCAGATACACTGGTTACTGTTGCAGCGTTTGTAGTTGAGTAAACTTCAATGTCTGGGTAATATGCTAGTGACCCAGGAACAGTTGACAATGCGTCGGTGTTAGTGGTATCAATGAAGTCTACTGGATCTTTACCTACTGCACCAGAATTGAATAGCTTTAAGTTTGGGTAGAACTCAATGATAGGTCTTGCAGCTTTGTGAGAAATATTTGCATATGTTGTCACAATAGTAGGATCATCGTTGTATGTTGCAGTCGCAGTAATTACATCGATGTGGAACCAGCGGTTACTTCTTGCCCATGCATTCTTGTTAATTGAGTTACGTGCAATGGTAATATAGTCAGCTTGAACAGGAATATCAAGGCTAATATCCCAATTACCGATATCCCAGTCTAAGATATCCCATGCGTTATATTCACCTTCACTGAAATCTTCCGGTACTACGAGTGTTTCGACAGGTACTAGATCAATTGAGGTTCCTACGCCCTGGACGTAGTATTCTCCGGTAAGATAGCTTGTGGGGATAACGTCACCGTTAAAACTTACTTTCAACCCATTAGTAAACACAACCCCGTTAGGAGATGTATAGTTTGTGCGACCTAGAATTTGTGTATCGACATTGATAGTATTATTCAAGTTATCTTCGATGAGACGAATAATACCTACTTTATTTGGATTGGTTCCGTCTTGATAGTAGAGAACGTCGAGCGGTGCGCTGATATACGGAATCAGTTCTAGGTTGTTCGAATCGTTAAGATAGAAAGGTCTATTATTCCATTCCGTGCCGTAAACGGGCAAGATGCGAGTGTCTGACGGAATTGCTCCGTCTGGAATCAATCTTATGATTGGGTCGTTTGGGTCTCCGATATATGTAACTACAAAGAAGGTGTTTCCTACATTTACATTAAACCCATCTTCATACAGACCCTGATTGACGTTGACTGTCATTGTACCCGAAGCCGCAGTCAACGTGATTGGGTCCCCGTTCAATGCAGTTGAAATAGTGAATGACGTTGAGTTCGGAATACTTTGAATGAAGTAAACTTGTCCTATGTTAATACCACCAAAGCTGGCTCCAGTGAATGTTAATGTGCCGCCCACAATCAATCCGCTTGTGCTACCTGAAGCTAAAGTAAATGCGCTAGGGTCGCAACTATCAACAGTGAGTGTGATAGGTGCAACTAAATCAGGAGCATTGGTATCGTATTCGACTTCATCAAAGTAAGAAGAAATATATGCAATTGGTTGCGGGGTGTTATAGAAAGCAACACGCAATCCTAACAAAGATGTGATTCCGTCGATTCCCTCGAAAGAGTTTACGAATTGACCGTTGATGTCATCAAAGGAGCTAGTGCTAATCACATCAGTGTTAACTGTAGTGGGGAAGATATATTCGTCTTGTGCGTTACGTTGCGGAACTTCAAAAGTAACAAGACCCGAAGTGGCGCCGTTATTGGTTACACCGTATACGTCGCGCACTGATTGATTTGGCTGGGTTGGGCTATTTCCAGAAACGCCCGGAGCACCCTGAATCCAAAACGGGGAGGTCTGGTCTACTTCAAAAGTATACGTGCCGCCTCTCAATAATGTGATTGCAGGATTAGTATTTGATCTGGTAGAACCTTCTCTAACGATACTATACGTGTTAGTGTTGTCCGTAACAACAAATGCTTCTCTTGAGAATACAGTCGATGCTGCAACCTGAACAGAAGGAGGCCCTTCCGGTAACCAATAATACTGATTGAAGTTGATTAGGGCGTCTAGATTAGTGAACGAATCCCAGGAATAGAATTGACTTGTAAACAATCTGTCATTGTTTTCAGTTATTCCACCTTCCATCTTGAGAGCATCGATGATTCCAGGATAAGTGATGAAATCTGTAGCAGCAGATTCGTTTGGTTTAGTAAAGACAACACTAGGATCTAGCTGATAGTCTGCGCGAGTTTTAGTAGGTTCAGTGACGTATGCATCTGTTGCATTGACACCGGTTCCAAATGTACTACCAACATAGCCCTGGATGTTTGCTACACTCGGTGGATTTACGAGTTGATCCAGGGTTGCTGCCAAAAACTGTGCGTTGGGAGGGGTTTGAAAAACCTCTGGAAGAAAATTAAGTGTTCTTACTCTAGCCATCTATATATTTATCTTTATGCAACTTGGAGTTCTGCGGGTGTCAACGCCGCCACAACTACGATATCATTTGGTGTAGCTGCGTTTGCGAAAATTTCGTACGGTAAACATTTGATTTCATACAAGTCCCCGAATGGTTTTTGCGGGTCATTGGGAACAAGAACAGCCGAGCTAATTAAATCGCCGCACTCTGCGTGAAGATACGCACTTAGTTCTGAGAAGTAGAATGTGTCCCCAAAGTCCCAGTTATTGACATTGAAATATTCGTTCATCGCGGTTAATACAGCACTTCTGATCTCACTGTTGCTTGCATTTGTGCTGCTTGCCTTGATGACCTTAATAGTACCCTGTAATGCAGACGCAGCTTTAGGACCAAAGAGAGGCTTGAACACGACACTATTTAGAATCACCGAATCTGACAACATTTTATAATCTTGAAGCTGACCGTAGTTTTGACCAAGTTCAGTCATCGTTGGGCTTTCCGGAAGAGGAATAGTTCCGGTGGTGTCTTGAATATAATTTTGATAGGCAGTATAATACGATTGAGTCACTACATACATATCAATGATGTTTGTAGTTGCAGGATCAATTCTGTTCGTATTATTGGAATTGTGTCTATATTGGAAGGACATTCCTTGACGACCTGGCATCATAGAATACTGTGGTTGCAACGTCATGATATAAAAAGGAGTAAGAACAGTAAGGTCTTGCACCGATGCATAGAATCTATCTTCACCGAATGCATAAAAAACTTGTCCCAAAGGATAGTCATACTTCACTACTTCAATTTGATTGAGTGTTGAATATGCATACACGATGTCAGATGACGGAATAACATACTGCCTCGACAAATTGAATGGATCTATCACTGTTTCGAAGAACGTATAGATTCCTACATTAGTTCCTAGAGTGACATATCCAGTGATCTCATTAAAGAAGTCTGGGTTTGCGATCAATTGACGATTGTTAACGTCGGTGGCTGCAACTTCTACTTCAAAGTCGTTGATGTACCCGTCACTCTGTGTAGTCTGACCGACAACATTTATTTTGTAGTCTCTACCTAATGCTTGCGTTGAGTTGGGATTAGGTTGAGGGTTTACTGAAAGAACGTTAACAAAATCTTGAATGACTTTTCCTGAGAAAGGATCGTAAACGATCTCGTCTCTGTTAAAAGTGAACCTAGTGTCGGCTACTGATCCAAAGTAGTATGCTAATGAACGGTAAGTGATTGTGTAGGCATTAGTTCCGGTGCACACAAACTTGACAAAATAATTTTCTCTGTCAGCCCTAGCGACAGACCAGCGTTGTTGATTGATCAACAGTGAATTGTCAAATAGCAGAGTGAAGTCCTGTTGTAGTTCCATTCTCAACGCACATTCTTGTATAACCTCAGCAGGAATAGAATTATCAAATACAGGAATTACTTGCGCTAGAATCGCATCATTGGGCAAATATCCACTAATCTTGATAGGCCCTGTTCCGTTGGCGAAGCTACCTTGATTATTGTTACTACCATCACCTGCAACATTCAATATAGTAGTCCAAATGTAGCTAGAGTCACCCGGACCCGGAATACCAGATTGCAATCTGTTATTGGCATCAAAATAAAATCCAGATGGTGCAACGAACTTACACAAGGCGCCGGTAGTGACATACTTTAGATTAGTGGATGCAAAAGTCCCTACAGACTGTGGTGTTTCGAGCGCACCTAGCACGTTATAAAAATAACCTGACTCAGTACTAGTGTCTACTGTACTAGTCTTCCAATAGATGACCTGTGATGCAGGTGTAGTCGCTGGATTTGTTACAGTATATCTAGGATAGTTCTGAATGTAATACTGATTAGCCCTGTTCAACGCTAGCACTGAAGCTAGGGTATTAGTAAAGAACGAAATGATTTCGCTGCTATTATTGATTGTTAGAGTTAAGAACCCCTCTGCATCACTTTGGAACAATGCCCCATCGCTTCCAAAAGAATTGGTGCTTGAGTACTTGCCGGTAGGGTCAAGTAAATCTAAGTTCTTTGATACACCGATAGAAGAACGGTTAATTGCCTTAGACTTAATGATCGAGCTATACAGCGTATATGGGAAATTGTTATAGTCTTCACCGTTAACCATTCTGTTTTGGGTGTAGTAACGTGTTGGTGCTCGTTGCTTAATGTCTTGTAAAGACTCACGTGCCTGTGCATTGGAAACTGTTAATGTGAGGGTCAGGCCAGCAGTGAGAGTTTGCGGTCTGCCTGTTCTATCAAGATAGGTGAACGATATAGTAACACCGTTCATCTCGTTTGGGTCGATGGTGTATGTTAGCGCGTTTCCTGCGCGAACATATGCTCTGAAATTTCCTAGAGGAATTTCAGAGAAGACGCCATCGCCGAAAATATAAGACACCGTATCATTGAAGCCTGAGTTTACTGAGAAGATTTTTCTTCCTGAAGTTTCAGTTTGCAGATACGCATTAGCATAGATGTTGGCAACCTGAGTCCAAAGGGTTCTTGTGTTGTTGCTATTGATCTGATACAACCAAGTGTCTGTGTTGTTGACACCTTCGATATTGCCGATACCGATATTTTGATTTGAAATTTGTTGTTGAAGTGAGAAATCGTAATTCTGCAACTGACCTTGCTTGAAGTAGAAGAAGAATCCAGTTTCAGGGGATCCAAATCCTAACTTGTCATTACGATACAACATGTTGAATCTGCCAGACGGAGCCGGGGGAATTTCATACACATAGTCTTCACCAATAGTAGATGTACTTACTAGTTCAAAGTTCATGTTCATGCCGTTAATGACAGATGTGAAGGGGATGATTGGCAAAGATGTAGTAGGAATCTGTAATGCGTATTCGCTAGTCGTGACTCCTAGAACATCAGTCGTGTTGCCCGGTCTGCCGATTCTCTGTGTGTTGATCAGAGCAGCATTCCAAATGGTATTCATCTGTTCTAGCCAATTAGGGTTAGCAGGATCGTTCCAAAGAACGGTCTGATTACCTAAATTCATACCGTTAATATCAGTGATGTTCTGAGTAGTCTGAAGACTAGTAACCTTTAGGTAGCCTTGACCAGCTAGGTTGCGCTTTGGAGTGTAAGAGACAAGATTAGCTAGCTTGATAACAGAGTCACGGCGTTCAGCAGTATCAATAAAATTTTCACGGGCATTTAGATCATCACGGAACGCAAGACCCTGTCCCATGAACGCAATAACGTCCAACAATGCGATAAATTCTGAGGATTCAGTGTAGTCGTTGAAAGTTTCTGGATAGTATAGGCGTAGGTAATCAATGAAAGACTTACGTAAGGTTTCATAATCATAGCTCTGAAAGTCAGCTTGATTGTATGTTTGATATAGGGTCTTCCAGTCATTAAGACCGAAGAGTGCTGATTGCCTGGAACTTGATGCCATAGTTATACTCTCTTGATATGAATATATTTATCATTATCAAAAAAGTGTATTTTGATTATACCGGAGAAGCAACCGTAGTTTCTTGGTTAAAGAAAATGTTCAACACCGCTGGGTTGTTAAAAGGAACGATAGAACATTGGATTTCTATCAGCATACCATGCTCTTGTGGGAAGGCTTTAACAAAGTTGAGAGCAAGTCTAGGATCCTGTGATGCGACCCGACGAAGTTCATTTTCTAGCTGAAATTGTACATCTGCTGTATTTGGTTCAAACAAGAAAGACCAAAGCGATGTTCCTAATTGCGGTTGACCAACTTTGCTTCCAAGCGGGATGTTTAGCGCATTCAAGAAATCTCTGATCACAAGTTGTTCGTCAGTTAAAGTGAATTTTTTACCAGGAATTAATGAGCTACCAATTCTTCCGTATCCTGTGGGGATACCGTAGCCATTAATGTTGAGACCGTTAATGCTAACAGACTGGTTCATTGAACTATTAAGTTGCATGTTTGTGCTTCTCGGTAAGCAAGCGTTTTGTGTACTGAATCCGATGTATTGTGGCATAGGTTATCCTCCTCTATTTAAACGCGCCCTGGCTCGTTCCAGTGCGACTTCTGTTTCCTCGCGCCGGCGATCAAGGAGAGCGAATTCGGCGTCTCTATTTGCTCCTCGTGCTGCCCATGCCCTATCAGATGCAGCCCTATATTCTGCGCTGTATATAAAGTCACGATATTTCTGATACGATTCAGCGATCTTGGGGTCTCCCGGTGGCAATGTTCTATCAAGTCTCTTGTATTCGTCAAGCAAAACTTTGGCTTCCTGCTCTAAGCTGACAAAGGCTGCACGGGCTGCACGGGCTTCTGCTCGTGTTGTTTGAATACGGTCCTCAAGCGTGGCTATAGTAGTATCTGGAATTGAGCCAACTAAGTTAGGAGTTGGAATACCCGGATCACCCAACGTAGCATTAATCTGACTAGTAATAGCTGTTCTGTCCGTTGTATTAAATCCTACAGAAGGAAGTGCGATTGCCCCTGGTGTTCCGCCCGCTAATGCAGCAATAGACGACTGCAAATGCGCGACTGCACCTACCGGAAGTCCAACAGAAGCCAATGCTGTTAGACCGCCCAATCTGCTTGCAGCGTCCCCTGATGTACCCGACAAACTACCCAAATTGTCGGCTAGTGAAGATAGTGCTCCTGTTGCCGCAGTTACTGCAGGCAGTCCGTTCATTGCAGCACTTGACGCTGCCCGAATTGCGTCCGATAGCGGGCCGAGTCCTGGAATGGTATTGATTGCACCTGCTGCTTGATTCATTACATTACTGACAGTGTTTATACCGCCCGGAAGATTACTCAGCCCGCTTGCGAGGGCAGACGACGTTGCAGCAGAGGCACCGCGTTGAACAGAAACGGCTGCATTAGTTAGAGCAACCGTTCCGCCCGCGGCAGTAGTTGTTCCGGCCCCTGCTAGTGCGCTGACTGTGTTCACTGCATTTTGCACGCCGCCGGTCGTAGTGTTCAACGCAGAACCGGTGACCGCCCTAGAGACACTGCTTGCAACAGCAGTAACGTTGTTGATAGTCGTTGAAACTGCGGTTCCGACCGCTACGGCAGAAGTTATAGCATTGGTGGCAGCGGTGAGACCGCCTGTAATGCTAGTCACGCTATTGTTTATTGAGGTAGTAGCATTAGTGGCGCCGCCCACCGAACCTGCAATAGAACTCAATGCGCCGGTCGTGCGAGTGATTGCACCTCCAACTGAATTTATTGCAACTGCGGTATTCGTCAACACTCCGGCAGTTCTCGATAATGCACCTGAAACTCTTGTTAATGCACCGCCCGGTGTTCCGGAAGCTCTTCCTGCGATTGAGCCGGCATCATTTAATAGGTTGCTACCGGCTTGCGTAGTCTGATTGGCGACTTCGGCGGCCGCTGCTGCATTTTCTTTTGCAATCTGTGTTAGATTTTGTGGCACACCAGCCTTAAACGGTTTGAAAGAATTCTTGATAGCATTAAACGCTGATGCTGCTACACCTTTTGCTTGATCCATTAGTCCAGCCAAGCTAGGAACATTACCCATCGCAGTTAGTGCGCTTTGAATACCGCCCAGTCCACCGATAGATTCTGCTAATCCTGCTGCTGCTGCGCCTGAACCAATCGCCTCTAGTGCAGTTCTAATAGAACTCAATGTGTTGTTAGCAGCACCAGACAAGGATCCGGTAAGTGAGTTTGCTGTACCGGCCGAAGAGCCAGACGCACTAACACCATCTGATGTTGCACTTGCTTCTCTTCTGGCTTCACCGTTTGCGGTGGCAGCCGGCGGTGCCGAATTAGTCGCACTGATAGCTGTGGACCCCGCGCTGCTTGCTGTCCTACTTGTTTGCTGTATTGCTGCTACAGTTGGACCCAAACCAACTGTCGCTGCGGCAGTTACCATACCTGTAACTTGCGTTACTGCCTCTGAACCAGTAATTGCACCGACTTTTCCTAATGCAGTTTGCGCTTGTTGCATTGTGTGTACAACTGACTTAGCTTGTGCAGTTGTGTTCTGTACTAGACTTGTTAGGTTAGAAGCTCCCGCTGCACCAGTAAACAACGACGCAGGCATCGCTTGAACTATATTTGCTCCTGCTTGCACTAACCCAGTAACAAGTGTGGCTGCTCCCGGCTTTAGTATGCCGCCGGCTGCTAACTGGGAAGCAGTTTGTGCAAATGCACCCACTGCTGCAACTAGCCCTGTTCCAGTTGATACTACTGCTGCGCCCTGATTTACCGCGGATGCTAGCGGGCCTCCGGCTGCGGAAGTTGCAACTGCACCCAACGCTGCTGATGTGGTGTTGTGGTCAACGGTCGCAGAGATTGCCGGTACCCCCGCCGGAGCAGAAGCAACTGTAGCTACTGCCGGAGGCGTTGCTCCCGTGTTTGCGGCCGCTGCTGTGGTTGCAGCTACTGCTGGACTAGGTGCGGCTGGAAGCTGACTTGCAGCGTCTAGATTTGTTTTTGCATCAACACCCTGACCTGCATTAGCCCAAGGGGCGTGTGCCGGAGCACGAGAAACAATAGTGAGCAGTTTGCCGGGAGCTGCCATAAATCCTCTTCCTTCATCGTACAAGGTGTCAGTCTGTGCAATTAAAGGAATAGGGCTGACTGCATCAGGGGATGTTCCCGGCGCGCCGCTGTTTAGATTTACTTTGCTTCCATTAACAAATGCTTGTCCTCCTCCGACCAAAGAAGCATCTCCGCCTGCTGCCCATGCAACAGGCCCGCCTGCTAATCCAGTGAGTTTACCAGTAGCGGCAATATTGAAGTCGCTACCAGCCCTCATCATAGTTTTTTCTTCAGAATTAGTTTGAATATTCTTTGCTTGGATGTTAAGATTTTCCATAGCATGAATATTGACGTTTCTGTCGGCATGCAAGTTTAGATCACCCTGTGTTCTAATGTTTACTGAGTTAGTAGAGTACATATCAATTGTACCTTCTTTACCTAACTCAATATATGATTGTCCATTAGAGTGGAGTATCATTAAAGTCTGACCATTGTCCGACATTAGGATTTGATGTCCCAATGCTGTTCTGATTCTGACTAACTGATCACGACCAATGATGTCACCGTCGTCCATAACGATTGAGTGCCCGCCCCTACGAGCCACAACTTTTAATTGTTGATTTCTACTTTCATCTAAATTTTCTGTTACAGTTGAATCATTGAAGCCGCCTTCATAGATAGGACGACCCGGTGTAGAGACGCCCCAACCGACCCGAGATGCCGGTTCACGAGACGCGGATGACGAGATAGGTCCGCGAATAGGATCACGAATGATTCCTTGCTGGTTCATGATCGTAGCAGAGTAGCTGTGTACAGGACGAGGACTGTCATTAAAGGTAGTGCTATTATTACTAGTTGCATTATTAGTATTAAAGTTTGTTACCGGTAACCTGGTTGCACCGCCATAGCTAGTTGATTCACCTTCGTTAGTAATAACGTTGTCCGATGAGCCGATAGCGGGAACCATGTGTAGTGTTTCTGCTTCAGGAACGCAGCCTATGTAGAAACCGTAGTTAGGGTCACCGTTGATAAAGATACAAATTACCTTTGTACCAATATCCGGCGGAGCATGCCATTGTCCATACGAAGTTGGATTTGATTTATACGTACCGTTATCGTCTGGTCCAGTAGCAGCAGTACCCCCGATTGTACCAAAGAAGTTGGACAAGAAGCTAACTGTTACCCAGTTTGCTGCATTGTCAGAATCATTTGGTGGTTTGTCAGCTAATAGTACCTTGATACGACCGGCACGGGTAGGGTCAATGTTGTCCTTTACGATACCAAAAACCGGAAAGTTGTTTGTATTGGCGCCGCCTGCATCTGGTTTAGCAGATTTGGGTACACCTCTTGTTTTAATGATATCTTGTGCCATATTTACTTTCTATTATCCGCGCCGTGATCCATCGCTACTTGCAACTGGTTGTCCTCCGGGACCGGTCATAGTCACGGGTGTTGCCGGAGTCTGATTATTAGTATTAGTGGCCTGGTTAGTTGGGTTACTTGAATTATAAGGACGATCACCTAGTGTGCCTTGGGCGCCTTGTGCGCCCCGTCTTTCTTGAGCCCCTGCAGTTCCAGTGGCTCCTTGGGAGCCGACCGGGCCAGCGGGTCTGCCGCTGTCTGCTGCTGCCGGGTTTCCGATGCCAGGGTCCTCAAAATCGTTAATAGTTGCTGTTAGGTCTTGCCTGAAAATCCCGTTTCTAAATTTACTAGAACATTCAGTGAGCATGTAACTCACGCCTTTAATCTTTCTATCTTTAGTAAGATTTTCAGGGTATTTCCAAAATTGAATAGAGTCATTGATACTAAGAGTTCCGGTTTGACTAGTGTAGTCTACTGCTTCTTTAAAATCAATTTCAATAAACACTTGGCCGCCGCCTGGATTAAGTGAATACCCATTCGAACCATAAACGGGGTCGTATATCACGCTTTCACTGAAG